GATATTTATATATCAGGTAAATCAAGTTCTACTTCTTCTGCTTCTGCTTCATTTGATTTATTATTAGTACAGGATGGATATTAATGGCAAGTAAAAGTAGAACAGTCAGTTTTGAATTAACAACATCCAATCAGGATATTTATACAGTTCCTAATAATTATGAAGCAGAGATTAAAAGTATTTATATTGCTAACAATACTTCTAATCAATTAACATTCTCTTTAGATTGGTATGATTCTGTTAATACAACGTATTATACTTTAGCCGAAACAACAAAATTATTAGCTAATGGTTTAATTCAAATTACAGAATCATTATGGTTACAAAAGAATGATAAACTCAGAGGGTTATGTAGTAGTGATAATAATGTTACCGTAACAATACAAGTTGAAGAAAACTACTTACCACAAAGAATCTAATGGCTCTAAAAAAATCACAGAAAAGTCTGAAAGCATGGACAGAACAAAAGTGGCAAACGAAGTCTGGGAAACCTTCTTCCAAGACAGGAGAAAGGTATCTACCCAAGAAAGCCATCGAAGCTCTAAGTCCACAGGAATACGCATCAACAACAAGGGCAAAGCGTAAAGGAACAGCCCAAGGTAAACAGTTTGTTAAGCAACCTAAAAGTGTTGCACAAAAGGTACGCAAGTACAGGAGGACAGCATGAAAGATAAAGTATTAAAATACTGGAATAAGTTAGACAAGAACGCCAAGCTATTTGCTTGTGGTGTTGTTGCTATAATAATTATTGGTTTGATATGGAATTAAATAAGAAAAAAGCAGATTTGAATAGAGACGGCCAACTCTCAGGTTATGAGAAGAAAAGAGGTATGGCTATTCAAAAGTCAATGGCTTCTAACCAACCCTTACGTAAATCAACAGATAAAAAGTTTATGGGAATGACATCCTATAAGGAGAATAAATAATCATGTATGGAATGAAACCAAAAAAGAATATGAAAAAGCCTAAAGATAAAACAGTCGTCATGATTGCTGTAGGCAAAATGAAACCCAAGAAAAATATAAAAAAGAAAAAGTAATGCCTCTATCCGATGCAGATAAGAAAAAAAGATTTTTACAAAGAAATAATCTCAAAGGTTTTAACAAACCCGTTAGGACTACCGAAGGCGGTAAGAAAGGTAAAGTCGGTATTCTCGTTGATGGTCGACCAAAACTCATTCGATTTGGTGATGCATCGATGGGTCATAACTATAGTAAAGAAGCAAGGGCTTCGTTTAAAGCAAGGCATGGCCGAAATATTGCAAAAGGTAAAACAAGTGCTGCTTACTGGGCTGACAAAGTTTTATGGGCAGGTCCAGGGGGTAGTAAGAAAAATCCTCCCGCCAATCAAAAAATTAAAAAGGGGATGGCCTAGTAAATATTTATTATGAGTAGCAAAAATAAAGTATATACAAATGCAGTTAGAACTCTTAGTAATGAACTAGCTGATATTGCTCAATCTAATAATCAACAAAAAGCTGTAGAAACTAAATTAAAAAAAGCAGGACAACAAGCTATTGCAGGTACTGTAGGTTTGACATTGAAAGCCTTAGGTCAAGAAGAAGCAGTCAATAAAGCAAAAGATAAAATAGAAAACTTTATTGAAAAAAAATTACCCTATACTAAATATGCTGTGCTTGACACAAAAAAGGTTGGAATTCAGTATGGTGATAAAACATTTAATTCTTCTTTTACCATGAACAAAGAGGGTAATGTTAATTTAAAATTAAATAAATCATTTAAGAATAACTTATCAACAGAATTAGAAGCTGATAAAAAAAATATTAAACTAGGATTGAAGTTAGATTTTTAGGAGATAAAATGCCACTAACAAAAAAAGGAACAAAGATTAAAAAAGCCATGGAAAAACAATATGGTAAAGAAAAAGGTAAACAAGTATTTTATGCATCTGAAAATAAAGGTGTAATCAAAGGTGTAAAGAAAAAGAAATGAGACTAACAGGAGTAGGTAAAAGAACTTTAGCACAATTTATTAGACGACACGGTAGTGGTCGTGGTAAAAAATTATTTTATAAAAGATTAGAAGATGGGTTACTTAAAGGGATGATGATTGATAAAGAAGAAATCAAACCTGTTATTAAACCTGTCGTTGAAGAAGTCAAAGAAACTGTTACAAAAGAAGTAGCAAAAGAAGGAATTTTAGAGAAGGTTAAAAAAGTTTTAAAAGTTTAATGATGCCTTATGGGTCATTAAAATCTTACACAGTAAGATAACTATATCTAGCTTAAAGCAAGGAGGTATAACATGACTTTTACACTAGATAAATACATGCCCTACACTATTGGGTTTGATTCATTCTTTAACTCCCTAGACTCAATTACAGGAGATGTTAAAGGATATCCACATTATAATATAAAAAAACTTGATGACAATCAATGGGTTATTGAATTAGCATTAGCAGGATTTGATAAAAATGATATTGAAATTGAAGTCAAGGACAGTGTAATGACAATCACTGGAGAAATTAAATCAGAAGATAAAGATTATCTTTACAAAGGAATCTCTTCTAGAAAGTTTTCTAAAACTTTTACACTAGCAGAGTTTACAGAATCTAAATCTGCTGAGATGAAGAATGGTATCTTATCCATTATCTTGGAAAAAAATATTCCAGAAGATAAGAAACCACAAAAGGTAAAGATAAAATAAATGCCAATTTATTCTTTTAGGAATAAAAAAACGGGGAAGGTTTGGGATGAGTATCTATCATATGAAGATAGGACCAAGCCACTACGAAATAAAAATGTAGAGATGGTGATAACTGCACCCAACCTTTCCTTTATTGCTAGAAGAGAACATAAAGGGAGAGACCAAATTCTAGATAGTGCTAGAAAAGGTATGAAGGAAGCACAGATTGAAGAGTCTGTAGGAATAAGAAAATCTCCCGAGTGGATTCAAGAAAAAAGAGAAAAGAAATTACAAAAAATTAGAAATGTTAGTTCCTGATAACGACAAGAATGATGTTGCACTAACAGATAAGCAACAAACTTTTTTAGATGCTCTGTTTGGTGAAGCACAAGGCGACCCTAAATTAGCAGGTGAAATTGCAGGATATGCTGATTATCATACACCTTTAAAATCTTTAAAGGATGAAATTATTGATAGAGCAGAAAAACTCTTAGCGGCCTTTGCACCAAGAGCCAGTATGGGAATGATTAACGCTTTACAAGAAGATGGTTCAACACCGGGTGCATCCATAAGAATGGAAGCGGCCAAACAAATCTTAGATAGAGTAGGACTAGCAAAAAGAGAGAAGGTAGATATTAATGCAAAAGTTGCACACGGAATCTTCATCTTACCACCCAAAGACAATGGATGAAGAAAAACCTATTACTAGAGAAAGAAAAGGTAGAGTAGTACCCCTCGGTTATAAAGTTTCAGAAGAAGACGATAGAGTTCTTATTCAAATCCCTGAACATATGGAATTAATTGAAAAGGCAAAAAGTTTTATAGAAAACAATTGCACATACAAAGAAACAGCAGAATGGTTATCTCATCATACAGGTAGAAAAATAACTGGAATGGGATTACGAGAAGTTTTAAAAAGGGTAATACACAAAGGGTGGTAGACGAACCTAAACCTAAACAACTTGGTAGAAAACGAAGAACTAGCCTTAATGCTCCTCTTACAGTCAAAGAGAAGAAGGCTCGAAAGTCTGCCCAAGACATGCTTCGTGAAAAGAAAAAAGAACTTGAGAAGGCACAGAAAAACTTTTGGGCCACCAAGAATAGACTCAAAGAACTTGACGAAGTATTTGATGGCAAGAAGCAACTCATTGAAGAAGATAAAATTGAAGAGGCTTCACCGAATATCAAAGCTGCACTAAAAGATAAAGAAGTTATCTTTGAGCCAAACGATGGACCACAAACAGAGTTCTTAGCATCCAGTGAACGAGAAGTATTTTACGGTGGAGCAAGAGGTGGTGGAAAGTCTTATGCTATGTTGGTTGACCCACTACGATATTGTCACAAACAAAAACATAGAGCATTGTTAATTAGACGGACAATGCCTGAACTTAGAGATTTAATTAATCACTCTCAACAACTGTACCCTAAAGCCTATCCTGGTGCTAAATGGAGAGAGCAAGAAAAAGAATGGAAGTTTCCTTCAGGTGCAAGAATAGAATTTGGTTACGCTGAAAACTTAACAGACGTTCTACGATACCAAGGTCAGTCATATACTTGGATTGGGATTGACGAATTACCTCAATACCCGAATGAAGATATTTATAACTTCTTACGTTCATCCTTACGAAGTGTAGACCCTGAGATTCCTGTTTACATGAGAGCAACAGGTAATCCAGGAAATGTAGGTTCAATGTGGGTAAAAGAAATGTTTGTTGACCCTGCCCCTGCAAATACAAAGTTTGAAATAGAAATTAAAACTCCTGTAGGTGTTAAAAAGATTACAAGAAGATATATACCTGCAAAGCTACAAGACAATCCTTACTTGATGCAAACGGATGATTACTACGCAATGTTGGCATCATTACCTGAAGTACAAAGAAAACAATTCTTAGAAGGTAATTGGGAAGCATTTGAAGATTCATCTTTTCCAGAGTTTAACAAAGAAATACATGTTGTTAAACCTTTTGACATTCCAAGAAACTGGATGAGATTCAGAGCGGCTGACTGGGGTTATAGTTCACCTGCCTGTTGTTTATGGTTTGCAATAGACTTTGATAATAATATATTTGTTTACAGAGAACTATACACACAAAAGATTACAGCAGATATATTTGCTAGAAAAGTTTTAGAAGCAGAACAAGGTGAATATATTCGATATGGTGTACTTGATAGTTCGACATGGGCAAGACGAGGTGATATAGGTCCTAGTATTGCAGAGACAATGATTCAAGAAGGATGCCGTTGGAGACCTTCTGATAGAAGTCCAAAGAGTAGAGTCGCAGGTAAATTAGAATTACATAAAAGATTACGACCTGATGAGACAACAGGATATCCAACAATGTTCTTTTTTGAGAACTGTACAAACTTAATTAGAACATTACCGATGTTACCTGTCGATAAAAATAATCCTGAAGATGTGGATACTCACGCTGAAGACCATGCTTATGATGCTTTACGTTATGGATGTATGAGTAGACCGATGCATCCTGCAACAAGAACAAATACATATCGGGTAGGTCAAACTGTAGACTTCAAACCTGCAGATAAAGTTTTTGGGTACTAATGGCAAAAGAAATTAAAATAGGATATAGGAATTACAAGATTAAAAGTTTAGACTCTATCTTGTCAAAATGCAATGAAATAAATGGACAGTTTCTTGCTACAGATGGAGTAATCGCATTATCTTCCGATGAAGATTCTATCTCTCATACAAATACCTTAATACATGAAATCTTTCATGCAATTGTATATCAGTGGGGAATAGAACTAGATGACAAGGAAGAAGAAAAGATTTGCAATACTCTTGCAAATGGACTAACGACTGTATTAGTAGATAACCCTTGGTTACTACCTTACATACAGAAAAACTTAAAAGGAGAAAAATAAAATGGCAATCATGAAAACATACAAAATGGGAGACTTACCTGAAGATAATATGGGTTATGGCAAAGATGCTAAATCCCCTAAAACTGCAGATAAGAACGTAATCAAAAAAGACGTTGCTCTTCCTGATGGATACGATGCTGGTCAATATGATGTTTCTTACCCAAAAGGTAAGTCAAAGTCAGGCGTTGACGGTAAAGTATTTAAAATGGCTGACGAGAAAGATTACTAAGAGGTACATATGCCACAACCAATAACGAGTGGCCTGAACTCTGAATCTGATGAGGTAAAATCTTTATCAGAAGAAAGAGATACTGCCTTTGACAATTTAGGTAGTATTATTGAATCTCGCCTTAAAGAATCAGAACAAGCACGTCTTTACGATGAAAAGCGTTGGCTTCGTTCCTATAGAAACTATAGAGGTATCTATGGTTCAGATATGGCATTTAGAGATTCAGAAAAATCTAAGGTATTTGTTAAAGTAACAAAGACCAAAGTTCTTGCTGCATATGGACAACTAATAGAAGTTTTATTCTCACAGGGTAAATTTCCTATTGGTATATTTCCTACTACTGACCCAACAGGTGTTGCTAAGTATGCTCACTTAAAACCTGAGAACATGCAACAACAAGACCAAAGAATGGATGACATCTATGGTTTTGAAGGAGATGGTAGAGAAATAACTCCAGGTTCTACTGCTAATGATATCCTTAATGGATTGACAAAGAAGTATGGTAAGGCAGGTTTTGAAGAAGGTCCTGCACCTGATTTAAAAACAATGCCTCAGATTGAACCTGCAGAGGAAGCCGCAAGAAACATGGAAAAGTTAATCCATGACCAATTAGAAGAAACACATGCTATTTCAGTAATGCGACATGTATTATTTGAAATGTGTTTACTAGGTACAGGTATTCTTAAAGGACCTTTTAACTATGAACAAGCAGTTCATCAATGGGTATTAGATGATAATGGGGAGAGAGTATATCAACCTAAATCAAAGTTAGTCCCGAGAGTAGAAGCAGTTAGTTGTTGGGATTTATATCCTGACCCTGATGCCATTACCATTGATGATGCAGATTATGTTATTCAACGACATGTCTATACACGTTCACAGGTAAGAGACTTAATGAACAGACCTTTCTTTAGAAAGTCTGCTATCAAAGAATTACTATCAGGTGGACCAAACTATGAAACACGAAGCTATGAGACAGCTCTTTATGACAGAGAAAATCAAGAAGAGTTTAACAAAAATAGATTTGAAGTATTAGAGTATTGGGGTACAATTGATAAAACATTAGTAGAAGAAGCAGGTATGGAAATGCCTGATGATATTTCTAGTGAATTAGATGAAGTACAAATTAACGCTTGGGTATCTAACGGTCAAATATTACGATTAGTATTAAATCCATTTACTCCTGCAAGAAATCCATTTATGGTTTGTCCTTATGAGATTAACCCTTATCAATTCTTTGGTGTAGGTATTCCTGAGAATATGGATGATGCACAAACAATTATGAACGGTCATGCACGTATGGCTATTGATAACTTAGCACTAGCAGGTAACTTAGTCTTTGATGTTGATGAAACAATGTTAGTACCGGGCCAAGATATGTCTATCTATCCTGGAAAAATATTTAGAAGACAAAGTGGTCAAGTAGGACAATCTATTCACGGTTTAAAGTTTCCGAATACTGCACCTGAGAACATGCAGATGTTTGATAGATTCAGACAATTAGCTGATGAGTCAACAGGTATTCCTTCTTACTCACATGGCCAAACAGGAATCCAATCGACTACAAGAACAGCTTCAGGTATGTCTATGTTAATGGGTGCGGCAGCTTTAAATATTAAAACAGTTATAAAAAATATTGATGATTATTTACTACGACCATTGGGACAAACTTTATTTCACTGGAACATGCAATTCAATGCAGACATTCCTGATATCCAAGGTGACTTAGATGTGAAGGCTCAAGGTACAAGTTCCTTAATGACAAAAGAAGTAAGGTCACAAAGATTAATGACATTTATGCAAGTGGCATCAAATCAATTCCTTGCACCATTTGTTAAATGGCATAGTATTATTAAAGAGATTGCAAAGTCAATGGATGTTGACCCTGACCAATTAGTCAATGACCCCGAGAAGGC